TTATAAAGTTTAGTCTACTTCTTCTACTATATAACCACCATCTCTGTAGGCTTGTATTTCATCATCTGTAAGTTCTGTTTCAATATAACCTCCGTCTTCATATAGTCTTGTCTTAGGTTCAAACCTGTTTACATATGCATCATAGTTGACTTGATTATCTCTTAATGGTAATTCAGGTATACCACCTACTTTAAATTCATCTCTGTTACCAATAAAGTTCTGAGATACTCCCGTACCCAGAGGCATACCATATTCTCCACCAGATTGAAATGGTGTCATTTTTTCTATTTCATGTTTGTAAGGAAGAAGTAAATTGGGTTCATCAGAAGCTTTTTTATCAGAAGATTTTTTAGGTTTTTCAAAATCTAACATATTTATAACAGATTCTGTCCACTCATTTCTTTCTTTTAAAGGTCTACCTTTACTACCTCTTTCATATTCTTTTAACATTCCTTCTTTATTTCCTTCTACAACATGTTTTACAAATGAAGGAAACTTATTGATTACACCATTATAAGTATAATCTAATAATAACATTTGACTGTTTTGTGGTAAACTGTCATAAGTACCTTTACCATATTTATTATCTATAAAAGTTTCAGTTACTTTTTGTTTTTCTAATACATCTTTTTGCTGTAGTTGAGCAGCCTTTTCTTCAGATATACCGCTTGAATAATCTTCACCTGGCATAAGCTTGTGTCCATAAGCTATGGTATCTGAACCTCCTTCAAAACTTCTATGAGGATACCATTTACCTTTTCTATATCCTGCTTTTACAGAGTTTTCAAGCTTTTTTAATTTAGCAAGATATTTTTTTAATGTTTCAGGATCTAAATCTTGCGGATTAATAACAGTTACCATGTCTTCTATAACCCCGCCTTCTGCATAATACTTAGCATTAGGATCAAAGACTTTTCTTTTTCTATCCTTTGGTTTCTCAAATAATCTGTTCTTAGTAAATAATCTGTTAGTAGCTTCTAAACTTCTAGAGTATGCTTTAGATGCTAAACCTTTCTTACTAGGTTTAGGCATAGATACTAAACCTCTTGGTCTACCGCCATACTTCATCTGAGGATATTCATCTACATAGTCTGCTCCTGGAAACATATACTCTTGTTCAGGATACATCATCTGTGGCTGACCTACATTAGGTTGAGCATATACAGGATATGGTACTCCTTGCATTGTTATATTGTTACCAGGGATTCTTGTGTTTTGTCCAGGAAATTCCCATTGACCTCTTGGATCATAGATTATATCCCGTGGTTTTGCAGGAGGCTTAGCTTTATTAAGTTCCTTTGTATCTTTCTGTAGTTGTTTTTTATTAAATCCCATTACCTTGGTGAATATTGGTTTTTACTATCTACTAATTTAAGTATCATATTTACATTTCCAGATATTTCTTTTCTTAAAGCTAAGTAATTAATATAATGCCTTAACTTTTTACGTTGCAATACTGGTTTTGCAAAATCTAAATTTAAAAAGTTTAATTGTCTAGTATATCCATCTGAATTAGTATTCCAAATAACTCTTTGATTATATGTACCTGAAAGTTGAGTAGTTCCGGGAATAAGAGCTCCTGTTGGAGGATAAGATGAACCCACTGGGAATTCACCTCTATCTTTAGTTATGTCCCAAAACTGATTGAATCTATATTTATTTTCTTCTTTAGAAAACAAAATATCAAACCCTTGAACACCAGTAATTTCCGGTTGTCCTGTTGCAGGATTTGTAAATATCATTGGAATACTAGAATTAAATTTAGGATACTCAAGACTTAGTGTTATATTATTTTTTGGAAATATATTCAGATTTAAATAACCAGATATTTGTTCAGTATTATATAAAACAGCATTATCAAAATTAAAGTCTAATACATGAAACTGATCAATACAGTTATCTGCTCTTACATAACATTCAAGAATATATTCTATAGATTTAACAACAGTTGGTGATTGACCTGTAATAATTGGGAATTCTATCTCAAATGGATAATTTACTCCATAGTAATTACAATATTCTTGACAGTTAAAGTTATGTTTCCAAATAGTATTTTCTTTTGTTGTATAGAATACGGACTTAGCAGGTAATACTAAATCAGGATGCCAGTCATGATAAGATATCCAGAATTCATTTTTAGGATCATAACTTAATGTCCATGAAGCAGATGTAAATAAAATAGGATCTCCTAACATATACGTACCAGAACCATCTAAAGTAAAATAATCTCCTGTTCCTTTTTGTACAGCCATGTTATTTTGATCAACATAACATTCTTTTACAAGTGGTACATATTCAACACGTCCTTCTAATTCTGGTTTAAGATCATAATCTTTTTTGCAGAAATATAATATGGAATTTTCATTATCATATACTGCTTGAATACCAATACCAGCAACGGGATTGTCCTGCCATGTATAATCTGGAAAATGCTGAGTAAGTGCATATTTTAAAAACTTTGCAAACCACCATTTTAATCCAATTTGAGAAATTTCTTTCAAACCATCTCCATAACTAAATATTTTACCTTGGTTCTGAGATACATAAAATAAACCGGCAGGAGTTGATATTACAGCTAATCTATTTTGAGAAGAACCATACTCATAAGGTTTATCTGCATTTGAAACAGCTTGACCAGGTTGAGAAAATAAACCTCCATCACCTATAGTAATTTTAGTACCAAGATCTGTCTGTAGTGTATCTACACCTTGAAACATCTGAGGCATATCATTTTTAAATGTGATAAAGATACCAGACTTATTAATTGATTTTACACCAGATATTTGGGATTTAAACTCTCTGTAATTATTTGGTAAAAAGATAAACCAACTGTCTTTAAATGATTCATCTTGTTGTTGAAGTGAATAATATATTCTATCAGGTAGGTATGTAAAACATAATTTAGACACTCTAGAATCATAATACGTACTTTGAAGAAATCCTGAAGAAAAATATTGATTAAATAACTTGCTTATACTTAGTGAATAATCATATCTATACCAATTACCTCTTGTTATATTTTGAGGATCCATATTAAACATTCTTACTAATTCAGTATAATTATATGGATTATAATGTTTTTCCCATTCATAATCTCCAGCAATTCTAAAATCTACTAGAACATCTGACTCAACAAAAAAGTCTCTTACCCCAGAACATGCTAAATAAAAATTAGAATTTTTAGGTCTAAATAGTCCGGGATAGTTAACCTGATTTGCTTCATTAGCATAATTATAATCAGCATAGTCTAGTCTATAAAATCTAGTTGGTAAACTTCCAGTTCCGGGTGTTGTACTACTAGATGCAAAATCAGGAGCAAGATCCACTACATCAAATTCTTTTGAATTTATCCAAAATCTAGGTTGTGGAATCATTTGACGTAATAGATAATTATACTCAAAACCATCTGGTTGACCAAATAACCAATCATAGAAAAAGAACATAGTATTCTTTTCAGTATATCTATTTACAAATGTATCTCCTCCAAATAAAACTGGTGTGTTCTTTATATACTTTAATTTAGTATCTTTATTACAACTTCCACAACTTGTTGGAGATCCTGCCAATTGAGGTAAATCATCATATATAAATTTTTGTTCACATGGTGTAATTACAATTTGTTTTATTCCTTGCAACTGACCATATTGATTTCTTATTCTAACTTTTATGCCTGCATAGTGACTTGCAATTGGAGAAGTAAAGGATGCTTGTAAATTTGTAAAAGATGGGGCTCCTACAGAAGATGCGCTTTGCACATTTAAATTAGCTGGATTTACCACACCCTTTTTTTGTACATGACCCAATGTAGTTAAAGATTGATCAACATACTGTACTCCTGTGGATTCAGTAATATAATTTGGACCAATAACATTATTAAGAAGAGGGCCTGTATAGTTAGGACCTGCTTTTGTTCTTATTACAACTGTGTCAGATCTATTAAGGTTATTTATACTATAACTTATATATGAATTATCATATTTATAATAAGCAGGTATTTGTTGTATATTACCTCTTATATAAAAACTGTCTTCTATTTTAAATCTGTATAACCCATTGCTTGAGTTATTTCTTCTCATGTCATCATAAAAGCCATAAGCAATCATTTGTAAGGCAAACTGTTCATATGGAATAAAAGCTTTTATTAAAGCTAATGTAGTTCTTGCACCTTCACTAAAATAAAATAGTAATTGATTAGTTGCTCCAAGAGCTCTACTAACAGGGTCTAAATATGCCCAATCAGGAAGAGTATAATTATACTGAGTTGCTTTTGGAGATGTTCCTCCAGCAGCAGCTGCGGTATTTACAGCAGCATCATAAGTTGTATTTATTGCTGTAAAAATAGGAGTAACTCCACCATAAGCCATTGTAAAGGCATCTGCAATCATAGAGAAACCAGATTGAAAATAACCTTCTAAAAGACCACTATAAGTACTGCTTATTGGAGCAAGTGTAAACATCGCTGCTTGCTGAGTTAATCCGCTGGCTCCTGGAGTGGTTCCTACTGTATATCCGGCACTTGTTACTTCAGATGATGATAAAGTAAATGTACCTCTCATAGATGAGATAGCTTCAATCACACCTCCCAATACCATGATAATTACACAAAAATCACTGATTAATTTATGTTCAGGATGTTTATCAGGTTCAATAAATCTTTGATTAGCAGTTCCTCTTAGATAACCATAAAGTTTTAATTCTGTACCAGCTAAAAAAGGTGTACTAAACATAGTATCTGGTGAATGAAAAGATACTATATCAAGTGGTACATTTTGATCTTTTACATCATCAGAATAATCAGGATCAGGGTTAGTTGTACCATTGATTCTAATATAAGGATCCATAAAAGGTCTGTTATGTTGAGAACCTCCTCCTGTATTATAATAACCATTAATTGTATTAAATGGGTAGTTTGCATATAAACCGGATACAGGGCTTGCTTTACTTGTCACCTGACCTTTTAAATCATAACTTCTAAAGTTATTTAACATACCTTTAGCAATTATAGATCTGTTCCCTTCACGGGAACCTCTTAAAATTTCATAACCTACAATACCCGGTATATCATTCCCTTCATTATCTTTTGGATAAGTAATGTTTTCAAAATACACTCCCATTAATCTAATTAATAATGGGTTAGGAGTATTTGGAGCATTTGGTTTAAAATGATTAGTTACAGCATTAGCTGATGTATCTGACATATTATCCGGAAACTTATGATGTCTTATATTCTTTCCACATAAATCATAATCTTGATTTGGAATGTCAAATTTTCCTGTCCAACAATGATAACTGGCATTCCAAATATCTGGTCTATCATCTGGATATTTTTCATTAGATTCCCAATAACCCATGTTACCATAACCTCTAACTATCCCTCCGTCATCAGTAACTGTTCCAACAGGTCCTCCAGCTATATTTACAGATGCTGTATTATATACTTCAAATATTTTATCATTATCTGTTAATGAGTTATCACCATTATCATCATCATATTCCCATGTAGGACTTGATGGTGTTGGGTATTTTTTAGGTGGTCTTCCTGGAATATGATAGGATGAAGATTTATCTCCTGTGTCATAAACCCAACGAATAAAGAAGCAATATACTTCATCTCTTAAATAACTTGCTTTATTACCACCTTTTACATAATAGTCAGCTGGATATTCTACTGAAACCCACTTAGTACTAATAAGATTTGCTAGCGGTTGATAATTAAAATCAAATTTAGATGTGGGACCAACGCGAAGTAAATAATTATTTACCTCTGTCATTTGATCACATTTTTCAAATACAGGAGTTTGTAATGTAAGAAAGTTTAAGGGTACTGATATAAGATCTACTTTAATTTGATCTAATGAAACTCTAGTAGTTTTAGTAGAGTAAGTACCTATTTGTTTTGCAACAGTACCTTGATTTATATTTTGCACTACAACAAGTTGGAACTCATCAAAGTTTTCTGAATCAGCTTCTATATCAATATTTAATGAACCTTGAAGATCATTAGGAAACCAGATTGGTTGAGTATTACTTGGTGAAAAATAATCTGTAACTCTTTGACCTTTAATTGTATAAGCCATAGTTGCAAAATACGTTCCGTTTCTTAAGGTACCTCCTTGATCACCAAGTGAAACTTTAAGACATGGTGTTGATAGTAATCTTGCTAATCTAATTTTATTACAATCTAATGAAGGAAGATTGTTTACAAATATACAGTCATTGATAATTTCTTTTTCTTCTTTCCATTGTACACCAGGCCAAAGAATTTTAATTGGTCCGTTTGTATAATAATTTATATCAGATTGACCCAACCAACTAAATGAAGAACCTGGCCATGTCTGTGGATCTCCTATATTTAAAAATCTATCTGGATTATTACCATCGGCCCAATATACTTGCCAACTACAGTCTTCTTTTTCTCTAGCTGATCCAGAAATTAAATATCTTTTGTCAAAGTTTAAACAAGCATCTTGCACAATTGGTTTATAACTGCATGCATCAGCTTCAAATAAACCTATCTCTGAACTTATAGATACTCCTTTATAGTTATGACCTGCTGTAAATACAACCCACTTATCTGAAAATAGTTGTATTATTCCAATGATATATTTTTTTGTAACATTTATAGGCATTGTGTTGCCAGCAGCAATACATAAAGTATTTGCATCTTCATTTGATATTGTACCTAAATTACCTTCTTCAGTATTATTAACAGCATTTCTTGCATGTGTCCACATGCCTTCTTGAACAAATGATGGATCAGCATCTTTATTAAGACCCTTTGTAAAGCTACGGTTTATTATTTGTGCTGTATTTTGCATTCCTTTTGCCATTATTAAAATAATAAATTACGTCCAAAATTACCATAATAACCACTATAGCCTTGATATGATTTAAACATATCATAGTATTTATAATACTGAGATCTTCTGTTTGTCCACCAAAGTTTTTCCATTTCTTTAAAGTTTGGTGTATTAACTAAAGACAATGCGTTATTCCTAGCAGATTTAAACTCAGACATTATTAATTGCAATCTTTGTGTTACATCTTCTCCATTAAGAGCTAAGTTTTCTATGATTCTTTTTTTGAGAGCATATTCATAATAATCATTTAATAATTCATGATCTGGTACAAGTAAATTACCATTTTCATCTTCCATAGAACTTTGATAATTTAAGTATACCTTACCTGTATCAAATGATGTAAATAAGTATCCGTTTTTAATCCAACCTTCATCAGCACTATTAAAATACAAATTTGGACAATTACACTCTATCTCTTGACTTTGTCTGAGTCTTAGTGGTCTTACAGATTTAAAAACATTATAATTACTTGTGCCTACAATTTGCACTAATTCATACTTGTCACCTTTACAATTCATAAACACTCTTGGTGGTACACAAGTATCACCGTAAGGATTGTTTGGATCATACTCAGTTGGTATTGGATCTACTACAGGATGATTAAGATCACAAGCTGCTGTATGCTTACAAGGATTTGCATTACATGATCTACAGTTAACAGTTATTGGAGCACATGTATTTACAGTGCTTGGTGTTTCATGATAAGGTATCTCTTGAATATTTGTACCACCCATTGGATATCCAACAGCTTTAACATACTCACCACAAACCATTACATAATTAAGTGTATAAAAGTTATCTGGAAGTTTTACATTTCCATGACATACATCTAATATAGTTTCTTTTGTTTGATTAATTCTAAGACCTAAATCATAGTTTAATTTTCTAGCAACTTTAATTAATTGCTGAGGCTCAATCATATTTTCTAGAGCAAAAGTATTTAAGTCAATTGTTACATCTTCTAACAACTGATCAAATGTACGGTAGCGAAGGGTGTAATTATAATCCATTATCTAAGTGCATTTTGACTATCATCAGGACCATCAGTTGGTATTGACATAGACATAGTTAATTCTTTTACCACAAACTGTTCTACTTCAGAAAATAAATATTCAGGAAGTACAAAAGCTGTATCTTGAAATACTTCACATTGTTCTTTTGTTTCACAAGTATCAAGTGTTCCTTCAAAGATAGCCTCTACTCTTATAGCATCCCAATCTACGTTGGGTGCATACAAGTATCCATCAAGATACCAGAAGTAAGGTCTTTTATTATATTTAAATGTTGTAGACTTTGTAATTGATACCCAAGTCCCGGGTTCAGTTCTAAACATTTCTATACTACCATCTATTGAAGATACTGTACGGATAATAGGTCCAAACATACCATTAAGAATAGTTGGTAGTTTTTCTTTAGATCTTTTAAAGTAACATTCCGAATAAACACCTACACAACCTGCTTCTACTTTATCTACATCTATAAGTTCAATATAAGGAAGAACTTTAAAGATAGAACTCATCTTCATTAATCTAAACTGATTGT